GATACTTCTTGCCATATTGCTGAAAAATCTCATACCGGGCATAAAGAAATTCATCAATAACTGAATCGAGACTGGTACCATACGATTTTTGATTTTCCGTTTCCAGACCGATATCATTCAAGCAGATATTAAAGGGATTTGGTTTAAATCCTTTGGATTGATTCTCATTGTAAGTGTACAAGTCAATATGCCCGTGAATTTTATAATAATTCATCATTTGAGTAACAGACAAGTTTTCAAAAGCATTGGGGTTACAAGTGAGTTTCAAATAATCTGCAAAAATCTGCATCAACATTGTTTTTCCGGTACCAGGTTCACCAACAAGCAAAAGATTCTTATGAACCTTGTAATTCTCTTCCGGAAACACATTTTGAGCATACCGACATCCGTTGAAGTAGTACAGAAGAAACTGAATTAGTTTAGAGTTGTTATCATCAACATCAAATTTTCTAAACTCCCGTTCCGTATAATCCGTACCAAGGTTAGAAATTAAATTCCAATGACTGTAATACTCTTGCGTATCAGTTAAGTCATATTCAGAAACGTTCTGAATACTTTCTTTGTGCCTTTTTATCAGATTCTCTATCTGTTGGATCGTCAGTTTGCGCTTGCCGGCTTCCTTCTCCATCAAATTTTGAAGTTTGCTTGATAAATTCTTTTCCTCTTCCGTCATGGTCT